CCCCAACCATTGGCTGGAGAGTTCTATAAGCTGATACAGCAGTGTGAGTTTTATATTGACTTTACTTTTGGTCTGCCGGAAATGATGCATGGCTTTGCAGAAAAAGCACCGGAGACAGTTAAGGGTACCGAAAGAATGATAGCCCTTGGTACTGAAAGACCTAAATCAAAACTGAGAGACATTGAATTTAGTATCAACAGGCTTGGAAAGATTCTATATAACTTTTCAAAAGGACATTATACATACAAAAAGATTTTTAGACTTGTCACCGCAAATAATGATATTACTGAAGTTATGGTGAATTACTATGATGATAAGAGCGGTGCCATACTGGATATGAAGAAAGAAAGGCACAATTTAGCCCAACATGATTTGAGGATAGAACCCGGTTCCACATTGCCGACGAATAAGTGGGCGGAGCTTGGTGTATACATGGAAGCATTTCAGATGGGGATTGTGGATAAGGTGGAAGTATTGAAAAAGAATCCAGAAATATTTGATAAAGAAGGAATCCTACGCCGAACCGAAGAGAAGCAGCAGCTAATGCAGCAGGTTCAGGCGATGGGAGAACAGATAAAGAATTTGGAGGGAGACCTCCAGACTGCCCAAAGGGAGTCTGTGCATGACAGAAAACGGGTTGAGGTTGAGAAATTTAAATCTCGACTCGCAGATATTGCATCAGACGCCAAAGCTGACAGAAGAGTTCAGTTAAATAAACTACAAAATAAGGTGAAGCTCGAAGCGGAGAAATTGGCATCTACAGTTAAAGAAGCCGGTTCTGCTCCAGAGGCTTAGGGACATCTAAGGAGGAATTATAATGGACGCTATACAGACAGAGGCCACAAAGACCGCTGATGGTTTGGTAGATACTGGCGCTGATATTGTACAAGAAGTAAGAGAACAGGAAGAATTGGAGTTTGAACAACCTGTGGCTGATGAAGCCGTAGATTTTTCAGCACCTGAAGTTGTCACTGAGCAGGAAGTAATTCCTGAAGGTCAGTGGGAAGTTGAGGCGCGTAAATTCCAGTCGATGTACGACAGGGCCCAATCGGATAATGACAAGCTTAAAAAGCTTGAACCGCTTGGTGACTTGTTGGAGACGAGACCCGACCTTGTAGACCTTTTACAGAAAAATATTAATAGCCAGCCACAACAAGCACAGCCGGCAACTCAAAACGCATTAAGCGAAGAGGAATTTAACCCTTGGGATGCTTATTATAATCCTGAATCACCATCTTACAAGTTCCGTATCAATCAAGATGCAGCACTAGTTGGTAACATGATGAATCAGGCTTTAAATCAGCAAAAACAACAAATGACTGAAGAGATAACATACAACAATACTGTTAATGAGCTTCGTAACACATATAAGTTTTCGGATGATGACGTTCAAAATTTTATGGGTTTTGTTACACAGCCCAAGGAGCAGGTTGGTTTATCAAATTTAGTTAAGTTGTTTAGGGATGTTAATAAAAAAAGCAACGCTCCAGAGACGGCGGAAGCGGTGAGAGCCGCTCAGCAACAGCCTCGTACTGCCGGTGTTTTGCAGGGTGGTCAAGCGAGCACCCCCAAAACAGAAGACGCGAAAGTGTGGGATGGCATTATGAACGCTGGGAGCCGTAATAGCGTGCTTTAAACACTAAACTGAGGAAGGATATATTATGGCATATAATAATCCCGGCCCGTTGAAATTTGGTGACCCCGGTGCGGTAATTGACAGTACGGTACATTCCCGGCGGCTATATAATTTTAGTGATAGAATCGCTGATTTAGCTCCCGAAGAATCCCCGTTCTTTGTTTACCTATCCAAGGTTGCTAAAGTCCCAACGGACGACCCGCAGTTCCGATGGTTGAAAGACCGAAATAAGATTCAAATGACAGATAGAAGTTTTGCTATAGACGCTTCTACGCACACTGTTCCAGCACAAAACAGTACACTTTCGTATACTGTTGATGACGGCGCAGGTGCATCTGTTGATTGGCTTATTAAAGGTATGGTATTTTCTGTAGGCGAAACTAACAGTTCTAGCAATGAGCCTGAATGGGCAGTTGTAAGAATTGAAAGCGCTCCTGTTGACACAGGTACAGAAACCTCCTTTACTGGTCGTACAATTGACGCTGCATCTGGTGGAACAACATCAGCTGCAGATGGTACTAAATGTACAGTCATTGGAAGTGCATTCGAGGAAGGTTCCGGTTCTCCTGATTCTTGGTCACGTGAGCTTGAAAATGGTTCAGCTTACACGCAGATTTTTAAAACTGCTTGTGAATTAACCAACACCGCAAGGGCCACGCACTATCGTGGATATTCAAGTGAATGGGACAGAATTTGGAACCTGAAACTTCGCGAACACAAAGTGGACATCGAAAGAGCCATGCTTTTTGGCATGACTGGCTCTGTAAATAGCATCAATTATAGTGATGGTATTGTTGGGCACATCATTAAAAATTCGCAGTCACAGATTAAAGATAACGCAGTGCTTTCCTACACGGAAGACAAAGGTTATTTTTCAACTCGAACTGACGCGCAAATGACTTATGATGCGTTACTGGCAGACCTTGAAGTTGTGTTTGACCCTGCACGTGGCGGAAGTCAAGCAAAACTTGCTCTGTGTTCATTACCTGTGATTACTTTCTTCAATAAGTTGGGAGGCTCCAACACATTTTTGTCCAGTGCCTATCACGTAAGTCATCCTATGATGGCAAGCGAAACAGGTTCGTACGGACATAAAGTGATGAAGGTTGAAACTATTCATGGCGATTTAACATTAGTTAAAGAACCATTGTTTAGAGGCAACGCAGCTCCATTCATGTGTCTTGTAGACCTTGATAATGTGGCTTATCGCCCACTTGTTGGAAATGGTGTCAACAGGGACACTCACATTCAAACCAATGTTCAGGCAGCTGACGAAGACTTACGGAAAGACATGATTCTAACAGAAGCAGGTCTTGAAGTGTCTCTTCCCGAAGCTCACGCTCTGTTTAACTTTGAAGATAAAGCTTAATAGGAGGTATGAATAATGCGAAGTGATGTTTTAAATACAAGTAGTGGTAAATATGATGGCAAAACCAGACCTACAACCATTTTCGACTGGGACTATATTAGCTGTTCTCCACCCATTTTATCAGCTGTTGGTAATTCAGCAACTGATGTTATGGCAGATGGTGACAAAGGTAGTATGCTCTGGCCCGGAAAAGGTGGTCAACTCTATCCAAGCACAGTGTGCTACATAGGTGCTTTTACAGCAGTAGGAACAATTCCTAATGTTGATGGCGCTGTACCCGCAACGGATACCAATAGTACCGTAGCAGGTTTAAATATGCAGATGGATAGTGAAACGGCTGGTAACGTGGGTATTGAAATCGTTCTTGGTGGTAGTCAATTTGGTTCAGAATCAAATAAGATTATTGCTGGAACGCATTCAGCTTCTATTGATGTTACATGGAATAACGTCGACTGGACTGATTACGATGCCTGTGTGATAGGTTTGCGTAAAGCTGAAGAGTTTAACACAGGCCATGCTGGCATTTTAGCAGCAGCTACTGGTGACCCATTGTATACTGACTTTGTAGCTTTTGGATGTCAGTCACCTGACGACGTGCAAATTGCTAGTGATTTGAATAACGGTGGAAGTGGTACTTATACAGATACTACTGATGCAACCGCAGCAAATCATAACCATCGATTCAGAATTGATTTGGATTCAGATGGTAAAGTGACATACAAACACATTGGCGCAGCCGCGATGAGAGCAGGCACTTTAGCCGCTCCGTCCACAACTGCGACTTATACTTTTGATAGTGGCGACACTCTTGTACCGTATATGATAGTATTCGGTACAGGTCAGGATAGCGCTGTCTATTTGAAAAGTATAGAAGTAACTCGCTCGCCAAGCGTTGGTGGTCATAGCGTAGCGTAACACTACTATATAATCCGAATACATAAGGATTAACAGATTTGGATTCTGTGGGGGTTGCCGTATAAAGGGTGACCCCCGAATATCCTAAGATTTTTATAATTTGAAACTGGAGACAATATGGCTGTCTATGATAATGTAAAAGTAAAAGTATTCATTCACCCGGGTAATCCCGGTATTGAAACTGGAGATACCGGTACGCTGGCAAGAGATGTCAAAGATTATATTGATACTTTGGATTCTACTAGTAATAAAGTTCTATCTATATCTCATGCTACACTTGCTGGTGATAGAATACTGACAATGGTTATTGGCGGGGCCTAATGAACTGCATACACTGCGACCATCCAAACACGGAAGGTTGGTTTTATTGCAGGCATTGCGGTAAACGCGCCAATGAACCAATGTGTGTTCCGAATTTAATTATCAGGGACGCTGGCTTTGCTAAAGCCATAAGAAAAGACCAGATTGAATTTAGTGAGACAACTATGGGTGAAGACATTGAATCTAGAGGAGGTGTAGTCCGTGGCAACATTTAGTGCTCAGGTAGTTGATTTAGTTGGTACGTTCAGTGATGAGACTGCTTTAGACTCATTTATTACTGAAGGTGCTAACGAAGTAATCAATGCCATGCCGCGCCCTATGCAGGAAAGGGTAGCGGAAGAAACCTCTTTTACAAACACTACTACTTCTGAGGGTAGTAAGATTCTTCATGTATTAAGAAATGATGGTACGATAGACCAGCCCTGCAGAAGAATACCAGCAAGGTATCGGGGGAGAATACAGGATTCTTCAGATATGCAGTATGCTACTAGTACAGACCCAGCCTATTATGTGCAGGATGCTCTTGTAACTATATTTCCAACTGGTACTGGCAAATTAGTTTCAATCCCTACTTATAATCAGGGCTCAGCTTTAGATGCAAGCAGTCTCAGTACAATAACAAATTTTCCAAATGAAGCTGAATATTTAGTTACAACATATGCTGCTATAAAAGCATTACAACAGAATATGAGTGGCATGATGACCCTTGCAGCTATTGATACGACAGCATTAGGGGCCATTACAACCGAATTGAACAAGGCGGATGATATTATTAGTACAGCTTCAGGAAAAGTAGATGCTTTTTATACTTCTATTGGCGATATTGATGACACTACAGAGTTGTGGGATAATACGAATAAAAGATTTACAGTGGTAAGAGATGCGTTGGTTTATGCTGGAAACTTAATAGACAACAATAAGCCCGATGCAGCTTATGATGTAGCACAGAATTTATTAGATGTAAATGCAGCCCTTGATGGGATGCAAGCTCATTTAGCTGATGGGGAGGCTATTCTTACAAACGACCCAACTTCAGGAGATATTGCTACAGCTTTGACGGCTATGAAAAACGCAATAGAAGCTGCTGAGGCCTCGCTTGACGCAATGGAAGCAGCTACTGAATCTGTTTTTGGTGATGAAGATACATTTTTGACTGCTAACTCTCAACTCACAAGAGTGAAAGATGCTTTAGATAAAGTATCTGAGTTGATTGAAGCAAATAAACCAGCTTCTGGATACGATGCACACGATTTACTACAAGCGGAGGATATAGAATTACTTCAAGGAAACTTGAGTATTGTTGGTGTTGAATTGCAAAGAGCCCAAATGCATTTATCAGAATGGACTGCTATTGGTGATATGAGAGTAAAAGAAATTAACGCTTCTTTAGCTGAGGCTCAGGCATATGGTAGTGAAATTCAAGCCAGATTATCTTATGCTAGTGCCTACCAACAAGCATCAGCTGCGAGAGGTCAAGAAGGACAGAGTAGAATGGCTCAAGCAAATATTACTTTATCAGTAGCACAGCAAGAATTAGCGAGGGCTAATGCAGCTATTGCTGAAATTAATATACTTATGGGTTCGTATAGATTAGAATTAGAGGGAGTGGCGCCATATCTTCAAGCTGCAACTGGTTATATTTCTCAAGCACAAGGATATGTTGCTGAAGCCAATGTAAGAATGCAAAGAGAAGAGCAAAAATATAAATGGTATCAAGCACAGCAGATAAAATTACAGGCAGATTATGATAGGGGAATACAGATTTTAGCGAAGGGATAATATGGCGAAAACAGTAACAGCATTACCAACCTCCCCATCTTGGACATCGGTGTCCCTTGGCACTTCGCCATCTTGGACATCGGTTGCTTTAGATACGGCTACTACTTGGGTGTTATCCGGTAGTTGGCCTGACGCTATTACAAATGATTGGGAAGATGAAACGAGAAATTGGGAAGGTATGGGATTATTAGGACAGGATTCTGACTGATGGCAGTACATAGTTTAACAGTAAAAAAGATTATTTCAAGGGTGAGACAGGCATTTCCTGAAGCCCCTGAAACATATATTATGAATGTTATAAATGAAGCTATTGTTGAACTTGGCAAATATGGAACTAAGATTGAATATGCCAAGGCAACGACAGTAGCAGACCAGATGTGGTATACGCTAAGCGATACCAATGCTGGTATAGAGGTAAACAA